AGGATTGGAACCTAAAGCTAAAGCAGGAGGAGATGCCGCTGGATGCCGAAATCGCATCTATAGAATGGTCATGCGCCCATACAGCAAAAGCAATCCGCTATTTGCTTCAGCAAATAAACACTCTCCGAGACGAGATCCAGAAGCTAAAACAAAAATGAAAACAACTCTTGAATTTCAACTACCTGAAGAAGAACAAGAACACTTGGACGCTATAAATGGAACCAAGTGGAAGATCGTTTTAATGGACTTCGATGAGACTCTTCGGAGATACATAAAAAACGGACACAGCTTTGTAAGCGTGGAGGATTGCCTCGATAGTCTGCGATCCGAACTGCGTCAAGATGTGCAGGAAATACAATTTACTTTTTAATGAAACCATTCATAGACCACATATTACCTCAAAGCATAAACATTATAGATCTAAGCGAAAGGCAAGCATTTGCTTTAAGACTACTAAATGTATGCAATATAGAAGATATTTATACTATAACAAAAAGCGATTTAATAAACATTAGAGGATTTGGAAGAACTTCTTTATGGGATCTTATGGATAAACTCGCAGAATATGGAATAAAAATACCTAATTAAAACAAATGAAACCATTCATAGAACCAGATCCAGACGAAGATAACTTATGAGCCTCGACATTAATACACCCAGAGGTCAGGAGTCAGTACACGAAGAGGATCGTATGCTCGCAATCATCAAACAATCATACCCATCACTTCAGTTCTTTCATACGCCCATCAAACGCTCCGCACTCATCGATGGCTTCATCGTCAAAGACAACGAGCTAAGGGCATTGTTTGAATCCAAGTGCCGGAGAGAATCACTCCAATCATTCAGCGAGCCTCCAATGAATAACGAATGGATGATCTCTCAACACAAGCTAAATTCAGCAGCAACGATAGCAAAGCATCTATCCGTACCCTTTTGCGGATTCTTATACCTAGTCAACGATAACAGAGTCCTCATGTTTAAGCTAACCGACGAAACAGGTAGATTCATTCATCCAATGCGGGTAGAGCGAAGGAAAACATCCGCATCCTGCAACGGCGGAACCATGATAGACACCTGCTATTTCATTAACCTGAAATACGCTATTTATGTCAATTGATGCAAGTAGATGTCCATAGTTTAACGATTTGATAAACCTTGATGTCAAGACAATATCATTGCATAAGAGACAACTGGTCATTATTCATAACCTTGATTAACATGGTTAACTATTCTTAAATTAAAGCGTATGCCTGCATTATCAAATCCAAAACATGAAAGATTCGCTCGGATGATCATCCAAGGGATGACGCAAGTTGATGCCTTTAGAAAATGCTACCCGAATGCCGGAACCAACACGGTTAACAACGATAGCAGCGTCTTAGCTAGGAGGCTAGATGTGAAGGCTCGGATTGCAGAGATGCAAGATGTGATTGATAGCTACTTTCCAATGACGCAAGGAGAGCGTAGGGATAGGCTACGCCGTATGGCAGAAGGTAAAGAGCCTACAAAGGTTACTAAGAAGGCTGACGGCAAGATTGAGGCTGTCTATGATAAGATAGCCGCCCTGACGCTGGACGCACGCTTAGCTGGAGATTTCGCGCCGGAACAGCTACAGGTCAGCGCAGGCCCGACCCTGAAGCTGGAGTTTAATATGGTGGGACGGAACTCTAAGCCTAACGCCGCGCTGGAGGCAGAGTGGGAACGCATTGACCCAGAGCGGAAGCAACTACCTGCGCCACCAGATGGTCAGCAGGATGACTTTTCCCAGTACCTAGAAGCGGAAATCCGTCCTGAGAAAGTAGTATCGTTAGACAGCTTGAAGGAAATCATTGATGATCCAGTTTAATGAATTACCAATATTTAATCCAAGAAGTTGAAGCAGCAAGCCCCATCGCCTGCGAGTCTATCGCGATCAACTTGGTAACTTTGTGTATCCTCGCGGCAGGTTCTCTGGTGCGCCTATCTTCAGGGCTTAACGTTTAGACTTCGCTGGCTTGGCCTGCGCCCTTGCGTGCGCCCTACCATAGATCGTCTTCGCCTGAATTGACTCCGGCAGGCTTTGTACAAAGATCTTTAATCGCATCGCATAGTCTGGAGTCATTAACTTAATAAGGTGAGAGAACTCCTCTCCGGCGGCTGCGAGCTTGGTAGCCTCAACGTAGGTATGACTTTGGAGCTGATCGTATTGGTTATACATGGTTGCAATTGATTATCAGATTAGTTAACGATTACCAGCTATGAATGAATCCGGCTATCGAATCACGCCACCATTAAGTCAGAAGATTTTCCATCAGCACGCCTTAAACATCCGAGAGGCGGCAGATCGCGATGAGGAGAAGGGCATCCTGTACGCTGCCGAGTACATTCTCAAGACAATCACGATCAACAATCAGATCCAGATCTCTGAGCTGAATGTACCGATAGCTGAATCAATCGTCCGGCAGTATGTCCAACACCTGCTAGACAATAATCAGTTTGAGGCCGGAGCCACCGTCCTCTGGGGTAGTGCGGTCTACGACTGGAGGCCGAGGTTTGGAAGAGACACATGGAGATGCTTATTTGAGCATGACCAGCTAATGGTTATGGGAGCTGGAGCCTGCGGCAAATCGTTTTCTGGCGGTGCATGGTTCTACTTGGATTGGTGGAGAGATCCGGCGTACACCAGCATCAAAGTCATATCGCTCACCCGTGAACACGCTGAGAGGAATATCTTCGCCAACATTAAGACATTCCATCGTACGGCTCTGGTGCGTCCGCTGACAGATCAGACAGACAAAGCGACTAGCATTCAGGTGAATAGCGACAGCAAGAACGGAATCCAGCTTGTGGCTATACCAAAGGGAGAATCTGGACATGGTACACTCCGAGGCTATCACCCGACACCTCGATATGGTCAGGAGCATCATTTGTGGGGAAGGCTATCGCGTACCCATGTCGTACTGGACGAAGCCGAAGAGATCCCGTCTGGAGTCTGGGAGGGCATCAACAACATCTTGTCTACTTCCGATAGCAAGCAATATGCAGGACACATTAAGATCTTTGGAGCTAGTAACCCTAAGGACAGGACTAGCGCATTTGGTCAGAGGTGTGAGCCTGTTGACGGCTGGGGATCGATTGACTGCGAGGATGACTTTGAGTGGGAGTCGCGGGAAGGCTATCACGTTTTGCGGCTAGATGCGGCAAGATGCGAGAACGTGATTGAAAAACGTATCGTGTACGCCGGATTGCAGACCTATCAGGGATTCATGGGTTACATGGGAAGAGGCCGGACAGCGGAGGCGATGACCATGGCTCGTGGGTGGTTCCCAGAGGAGGGGCAGGCGATGGGGATTATCACTCCGGCGATGATGGACAACGCCATAGGGACGGTGCGTTTTATCGGGCCTGTAGTGCCGCTGGCAGCGTTTGACTTGGCTCTGGAGGGTAACGATCAGGTCATGTGTTCCTACGGGCGTTTTGGCCTGTGTGATGGGTGGACACCGCAAAGCGGTCAGTTCATCAGCTTCAAGGCTCCCAGAGTCGTGCTACAGCTCGACTCCCAGATTCCATTCCCTAAGAAGGCAACGCTGGAGCAAACGCAGGCAATTATCAACTTTGCCAAGGTCATGAAGATTGGAGCCAACTGGCTATGCGTGGATCGTACAGGAAACGGCGCGGGTATCCACGATAGCTTGTGTTCGTTGTTTGGTCGTGAGGTCATGGGAGTGAACTACTCATGGGCTGCAAGTGAGACGCACATCCTTGGTGACGATTCACAGCGTGCCAACGAGCTGTATAATGGCGTAGTTACCGAGCTGATCTTTGGTCTGGCAAAGTATCTTGAGTTTGAGTACCTGAAGATCTCGCCATCGTTCAGGAACGAGGAGCTGGTACGGCAGGCTACCGCTCGTCGCTACAAGCAGAAGGGCAAGGGCATGGTGCGTGTGGAGAGCAAGGGTGAGTACTGCAAGCGTACTAGGAGCAAGTCGCCGGATGAGCTGGATTCCCTGTCCATGCTAGTCTACCTGATGCGGCAGCGCGGTGGTGCTATTGCGACGATGAATGAAGTCAAGCCGGAACCTACGCATAATCGTAGGGAGATCCAGAGCCTCGTTGACAAGATGGAGTTTATGGACTTTTCTGAAAGCTAGGCATCTGAAGATTCAACCGAAAGGTGGGGAAAAGGATGATGCCCATCGTTCTTTACATTACGGAGTGGCGCAATTGGTAGCGCAGCAGAATTTGGATCTGCTGGTTGTAGGTTCGATCCCTACCTCCGTAGCCAATCAAATTGACATTTGATAGCTAATAAGGTTTATGTATTAGCAAATGGCCTTCTCTTATCCAATTTCAGCTTCATATGCGGGTGCATTAAGCCCTTTTGGTTTGATTGCTTCTTTTACAAATAATACATCATCAAGCGCGAATATAACGATTTCTGGAGTTGTAGATGATGATGTTTCCTTTGATGGCTCTACAGCATATCAAGCAGATCAATTCCCATTTTTTGTTCCACCAGAGTATGACAACCCAGTTGGAAGGCGTAATGGAGCGCATAACTTTTCATATTCAACATCACTTGGTGCTGGGCAAACTTTTAATGTTTATGCAGCAAGCAATGGAGGAAATAATGGTGGTATTACTGCAACTTTAACATCAGATATTCCTCTTAATTCATCGCCATTATCGTGGTCAATTTTAGTAACTGCAAATAGTATTCAGACATGGACAGGGAACCCTCTTGCTATTTCAGTAACTACTAATCCTGATGGTTTAGATTATTTAGTAACATACAATGGTAGCACAACTCCTCCTACTAATGTTGGTAAGTATCATGTTGTAGCCACACTTAATCTTTACCCAACGATTAAATCTTCTTGTGATGCTTCTATAGTACAAGCAGAAGCATCTATCAGCATAGACATCCCTGACAGGTATTACTTCAACAACAAGCAAGTAACTCCTATTGTAACAACAATTCCGGCAGGAGTATCGTATCAATTGAGATACAACAGCAGCACGACACCAATCCACCAGATTGGAAACTATGTTGTTACGGCAACAATAACAGATACGAATTACACTCAACCATCTGTTAGTAAGAATGTGGCTGTTTATACTGACTGCACGAATGGGATCTATGCCTACTACACGATGGACGAGACATCCGGCAGTAGGAATGACATTACTGGAGTTTTTAATCTTACCGAGTTTAATGGGCCTATTGCATCAGGCGAAGGCATAATAAACAACGCAGCGGTCTTTTCCAATCCAGCAAACCCTCCATATCAAGGGCTGATTTTCAACAACTTTCCAACCCTAAAGCAGTTTACGATTTATTTCTGGATGAAGATGTCAACAGATGTTGGATCAGTCATTCTTACTAGGGAAGCAAACATTGGATGGAATTACTTGTTTGTCTATGGATCAGGAGAATTTGCATTAGGGGTTGAAAATGGAGCTGGATTATCCATATCCAATATATCAAATCCAACTGACTGGCATTTTGTATGCGGTGTTTGTGATGCTTATGAGGATAGGAAAGTAAGGTTTTATGTTGATGGTCAGAGAGCCATACAAGACATATCTACTGCAATTTCGGATTCTGGTCGCAAGACGCTTTCCATTGGTAAGTCTGACACATTTGAGACGGCATTCTCTGGGTCAATCGATGAGGTTGGAATTTTTCAGCGTGCATTGAGCGATCAAGAGATCATGGATATATTCCAGAACAAGAAGCGTCCGGCATACGGATGTCAGCCTCCTGTGCCTCCTCCGGCTCCGCCATCGCCTCCCTATGTTCCACCTACCAACCCTCCAGACGATCAACCGATCTGCCCTTGGTTCTATATGCAGCCATCTCCATACATTGAAGGAATGTCAAGAAACGCATACCGCATCTGCGCTGGCACTAGGGAGGATCTATACGCCGCTGTAGCTGAGTTTCGTGTCAATGCCCTGCTAATCCCTGCCGGATATGTCCAGACCGATGTGGACTCGTTTTTGTGGGCGCAGAACCTTAATGGCACGAACATACCTGTCAGCGGGTGGAATTACTGTGAGGGAAACGTCAGGATAACTGGCGTTGACCTTGAGGACTTGTATCGCGCTGTTGCGGCCTATAGGCAGGATAATGGAATCGATGTTGGAAACTGGATATACGATGTTGATACTTACCTTGCCGGATTGCCAGATGCAATAGGTCATGGATTTCCATACAAGTACGCTGGAAGATCGCCGTTTGGATGCGGTTGCTGATTTACACCCGATAGGGTGTTTATACCTAATTATACACCTGTATATACCTTATTGGGTATAATTTCAATTGAAGTACATGGATGTATTCTTTACCAGCCGCACCAGCAGTAAAGAAATACAAAAGAGTAAAGCAAATTCCCCCCTGATCCCCCCACCACTCAAGTAGGAAAGCCTGTCAGAAAAGAAAAGAAACTACTGCACCCCGAAATGGATGCAGGGTGTTTCCCTTCTCTCTCATCGGGTAAGGAGTTTTGATTCTCCAAAGCCGTTGTTGTTGGCTTTCGTGGTACGCATTCACGACTAGCCTCACTTGCTATAACGGGCAAGGGCCGCCAAGTGATGCGCCACTCGACGGCCCTTTGTTTCTTTGGGGAAAATTATGGGATCAGAATGGCGCAATCATTCAGATGCGGTGAATATGCTATTGACGCATCAAAGTGTCAACAATATATTTTCATTATCTCATCCACCAAGCGTGGAAGGAGTTGGGAATCCCCTCTGGGGGTTTCTTTTATACCCTCGACCGCCTTCTCCCCTTGAGTCGCAGAAACAAGGAGGATCGGCACTTGGGTTTCTTCAAAGGTTCCTCGCCCCTGACAAGTCCCCAATCGGGACTTCCTGCGAGATAGGGGGCGGGGTCATCTACTACCAGAGGGACAAATCGACATTCCTTTTTACCCCTGTTACCAGAATTATCACGGGGGCAGAATACAGAGTTTATTCCAGTTGATATAAATTTCTTATTTTGGAACAATGTCTTGAGAACAAGACAGCAAACTACAAAATATGTATTAAAAGAATTATATGCAAAAAATAGAAAACTGGCCTCTAGATAAATTTATTCAATACGCAAGAAACCCACGAAAAAACGATCACGCTGTTGACAAGATAGCCGCAGCAATAAAAGAATTTGGATTTAGGGTTCCAATCATAGCGAAAAGCGATGGTTTAATTGTTGATGGTCATTTGAGATTTAAGGCGGCTAAAAAGCTAGGATTAAAAACAGTTCCAGTAATGTTGGCTGATGACATGACCGATCATCAGATAAAGGCTTTCAGAATTACAGTTAACAATATGTCTAATCTTGCAACGTGGGATTTCGATATGTTATCAGTAGAAGTTGATGAGCTAAACGAATGTAAATATGATGTTTCTGTAATCGGGTTTACTAATCAAGAATTGGCAGAATTGATAGGTTCTCCTAATGAAATTGATGTAAACGAGGATGAAAAGCTAATTTCTGACAAGAAATCATGCACCTGCCCAAAATGTAACTGGACGTTTCAGCCTTAACTAATACTTGCGTTGGGCTTTCAAATAATATACGACAACTCAATGGCGAAGCCGATCATTGGCATAATTCCGCCTAGCGGGTGGCATTACTATGATGGCGATGCCAGACTGACTGGGCATAATTACAACAACCTTATTGAAGTTGTTGAGGCATATCGTGCCGAGAACCATATCCCTATTGGTGATGTCGAGGGAGATGTTAATAGCTATATCTGTTCTAACTGGCCTAACTTTTGTCACGGCGTTGACATGGTTTCGATTACCAGCATTAACCCATCCGGCGACCTGCTTAACGATATCCAGACTTGGGCGAAGAATATCCAAAACAGCAGGGATCACATCCAGTACGTTACGGATGATCTGGCAGAGCAACGTGCCAAGATCTGCCGATCCTGCCCTAATAATGTCAACTGGCGCGGAGGGTGTTCTTCTTGCATTAATGCTACTGATAGGCTTTCCGCTAGTGTCCGGCAGGGACGCGATACGGAATCAAGCGCGGTACTGGGAGGATGTTCTCTCATGCGTCACGATAATAGGACTGCGATCTTCCTTGATCGCGATGAGCTTCAAAAATCAAGCAACCTTCCGGCAAACTGCTGGGTAAACATATAATATGGCAAACCTAAAACCACTACCTCCAAGGATCACAGACACATTCGCGCCTCACGCACCTCGCGTTGCTGACGCACATGACAAGCCGAGGATCTTGGAACTGGATGTGGTCAACCCTGACAACGGGAGCTTGGACACGGTTAACAAGGATACGCTTCAAGTACGCAGGACATTCAAGGACGCTACGCAGGCACACGCAGCATACCGCCGCCTCAAGCAGCAGAATGTCGAGCGCAACAAGAAAAATCAGCTTATCCAGAAGAAGCTCAACAACGAGCCTCCCTATCAGAACAAAAAACTAGAGAGCATGGGTCAGAGCTGGCGTTCTAATCGCCCTACGGGATTCATTAGCACGATGATCAGCCGTATCCAGCCACCTTTCCGGCAGGTTATAGAGAATTCTCCTACGCTTACTTTCGCCGCCTACCCTATTGAAAGCCTAGATGCCGACAACAAGACAAAGATCTTCCGCGAGGAGATTACCAAGTGCATCCGAGGCTGGAAGGGATTTGATGATCTTGTTGCTCAAGTAGTCCATGAGAATACTACCTTTGGATTCTGCGGATTGACTTGGGATGACTTGCGCGACTGGAAGCCTGAATTCCTTCGCCAAGACTATACCTTTTTCAGCATCGAAACCCCGCAGGTGACTGACCAGACTCCTATCTGGGCGAGGAAGCGTAGGTATCAGATAGCAGAGCTTCTACCAGTATTAGAGACTCCTGATCTTTCTGCCGCTGCCGGATGGCATATCAATAACCTCGTCAAGAGCATCAATGCGGCTATTCCGGCTGGCAGGACTCTTGATGCCGACGATGACGCAAGGCGATATGAAGACTGGATTCGGGAAGGAAGCTATGGAGCCAGCTACGAAAATGACGCGAAATACGTCGAACTAGGCGAGATCCTAGTGAGAGAGCCACATGGAAAGATTAGCAGGTTCTTGTTTGACGACAAGTCCGGCGAAGAGATCTGCACGCAGGTGGATCGCTACAATAAGATGACCGAGTGCTTGGCATTGTTCTCCGTAGAGATTGGATCTGGCAATCTGATGTCGAGCCGTGGAGCCGGACGCGATCTGTATAACACGCACGTTGCCGTAGAGAAGGCTCGTAACCTTGTTATCGATAATACCTACCTAAAGGGAATGCTTTTGCTAAAGAAGGGGCCGAATGCAAAGGTGGGAGTTGCACCGCTGACCGTGACGCACCCCGTGTGCTACGTTTCCGAAGGCTATGAAGTCATCCCACAACAGCTACCTGCCGATGTCCAAGACTTCCTCCAGCTTGATCAATTCATTAGCCAACTGGCTGAGGTACAGGTTGGAACATTCCTTCCTACCGCGCCGCTTCAATCCTCTGGAAAGAAGACAGCAAGTGAGGTCAATCGTGTGGCTGCAATCGAAAATCAGCTACGCGAGGGAATTCTTATGCGGTTCTCACGGCAGTTTTCACAGGCCGTAGAGCGTATGCAACGTGGTATCTGCCACCCTGAACACATCAAGGCAGCGTCTACTCTCAAGATGAAGTTGGATATTGTTCGTCAGCAGGAGCCTAATGCAGTCTGGGCGAAGGCCGAAGTTGTCGATGCATTTGATCGTTCTAGCATGGAGCTTCCGGCATTCATGGTTCCATTTGAGATCCCTCCTCACTTGGATGAGGACGCAGTATCAGCCTGCTTGAACATGATGGAGCGCAACTGCCCTCCTTCCGACATCCTTCTCATGGCATATAGCCCAGCAAGCCAACTCTTGCAGGATACAACTCCGCAGGATGACATGATCCTTGATAACCTGATCATGCGTTATACGGGCAACCCGAACATCAATCAGGACGAGCTGATCAAATTGGACTGGAGTAAGAAGCTAGGTGAGAACGTAGCCAATAGTGTCATTCTTCCGAAAGATCAGGTTGAGGCACTTGCTGTTGAGGCTACCCGCCAGCAGATCATTGAGCTTCAGAGTATCATGGCTGGTCAGGAGGTTCCTGTATCGGCACGCGACAATGACATGATTCACTTGCAGACGATGGTTCAGAAGCTAATGCCAGTAGTGCAGGCTATTCCGGCTGGAGGACTGCCTCCAGAGGGCGCAGCACCGCTTGCAAAGGCCATGCAGCACTTCGCTGGTCACATTGATGCGGCAGGCAAGAAAGGCGCGAATCCGAAGCAGCTAGAGCCGTTTAAGAAGGCTTATAGAGACGCACACGCACACCTTACTGCGGGACATGGAACGCCACCTCCTCCAGAGATTGCACCTGCCGCAGCTCATGCTCACCATGCCGGAGGCCATCGCGCTCCTAGCGTTGCACAGCAAAAGCTAATTCAGCAACAGTACGCCGCAACAACTCCAGACCAATCTGGATCAGTTAGCTCAATCGCTAACCCTCCTCGTCCAATAACCGCAGCCTAACAAACAACCAACTACTATTATGGGTGGATCACCTACACAAACCGAGCCTCGCTACGAAACCGCTACCATGATGAAGCGTGTGGAACCTCTTAATCTTCCTGAGTTGAAGAAAGAAACATATTTTCCAGCATACAAGGAAAAAATTCCAGCTCCTCTGACTCCAGCCGAAAAAGCACAGGAGGCCGCAACTTATGCTCGCCTTGAGAAACAGGGAATGTCGGATGACATTGACCAAGAAATCATTGGTGCAGGCAAAGAGTTGTTTAACATGGCAAAGAACAAAATCTCATCTGCTATGAACCCTAATGCTTTTGGTCGTGATGCAAGCACATCATTGCTTTCATCTCAGCAAGCTATTGAGTCAGGACTTAGGTAATGATTAATTAACTATTGACATATAAATCAACTTTCCGAATTATCGGCAAAGTCTTTACATATAAATCATTAATTATGAAATGGGAACAATCTGATTCGTCGCGTTTTCGCGAGTACCACCAAAAGAGTGGAGGTAAGCTATTGGCCTTTTTGAAGGCTCAAGTTCCTAATACAACAGGAAAGACAATCGAGAGCGTTGCTCTTGAAGCAAAATTTAAGGAAGGCTGTGAGTTTGTGCTGCGTCAGATTGACGACATTCTCGCAGATGATAACAAGGCCGACGATGCGTCAAGTGGTTCGTTCGCATCGATGTAATCTATGGAAGACACAGAAAACCAAGTACCCGAAATCACCGCTGCTAACCCAGATGGTGGAGCAGAAAACCTAAACGCTGACCCGATCAGCCCAGCAACACACGAGTCAATCGATTCGCTCCTTGATGAAGCGGAACGCGAGACTGGTGTATCAACCGAACCGACACCCGAACCAACACAAACACATGAAGATAATTCAACTCTTGAAAACCTTGGCGACGAAACTCCGCAAGCACCTGTGGAATCATCCAGCGAACGTGCTGCCGAACCTGCTTCCGCAGACCCTGCCTCCTCTACAAACACCGAAAGCGTTCGTAAGCCCGAAGTCGAAATCGACCCAGAAATCCTCGCCATCGAACAGCCGAGGAACCTCTCAGAGAAAAACCAAAACAACTGGAAAAAACTCCAAGAAACTGCCTCCCTCTACAAAAAGCAAGCGGCAGAAGCCGAAGTCCTAAAGCAGAGGCTTGCCGAGGCCGAACAGCGTCCGGCACAGACTCCTCAAGACTACGAGGAGCTGAAGAAGTTCAAGCAGATCTTTG